CGCACAGTTGACCAACGCAGGGGGACTGTACAAATGAAGTCCCCCTTCGTACCCAGTACGCCTGGTCGCGCTATTAAAATTGTGACTCCTAAAAACCTGGCAGCGCCAGGAAAAATTCGGAATTCCAAAATTATTCGGCGCGACCAGTTAATGTCCGAAGACACACCCATATGGTCACAATATGGTAAGATGTTCTTGACATTTAGTACATCTATAAAACTATATTTGTTAACTGAGTTTAATCTCAACTGGCTTAAAGCAGCCAGAACACTACGCAGGTGTTGGAAAGGATGTCTCTCGGTACATCCTAGGCATACCAGTGAAGAAATAACAAGTAAAATCTTCACTAGCAGCACACCATAAGCTGTAAGCATCTTCTTTTGTAGTTCCATTAGAAGAAGCTTTAGCCCTAATTTTAAAACCATCAAAAGTTTGATTACCTCCAGTAAAATTCTGTTGTTTTCCTGGATTAAACCGAAATTGATGATAATAGGGAACTTCAAATTCTTCAGCAGGATTGATAAATGCAAGAGTCATGCATGTACCATTCCCATCGTCTTGAATTTCAAGGCCGCCTTGATAAGCGACTGACGATTCTGAAGTATATGAAGCACCAGCGAAACGCGCGGTGTTATAAGTATCATCGGTTTGACGAGTAACTATGATTGCGGTCTGATCATTCAAAAATGCTTGACGATTCCCTTCTGGAATCACCTTCCATCGCATTCCTCCCCTTATTCCTGAGTAACAAACTGTCACCCAATGTAAAAGTAGAGAATTGCAATAATTGTAAGGTGCAGGGCCAGATGCAGTATGAACTGCACCAGCCACATTTCCTCGGAAAAATGGAAAAGCACATTGATCGAATTCATAATAATTGTAATCAAGATTCTCGTCACCCCGACGAGTGTGATACTGGTACCTTTTGAGCATCTGCCTAAAAGACGTAATAGCTTCACCTGAGTACACTAAATTGCGACAATTTACATTGTCACTTGGTGTACCAAATTCAGCATCTTGGTCTTTATAAGGCTGTGACTCAGAATTACCAACAGCAGTCGTGTCAACACCACTTTGTGGGAAGAAAGAAGAAACATCTCTCTCCTCACCACTTTGTGGTTGAATGACAAAATCACCAACGTCCGTATAATCGGGGACAATGACTTCAAAGTCATCTCCAGCCGAAATAAAAACATTGATAGAAATATCATTATCAACTGTACCATCGGTATTCGGAGTTGTCAACTCATTAAGTACCCATACACTCAAAGTTCCATTACCCCATGACTGGGATCCACCCAATGGTGACGTGGAATAAAGCTCTGCCTCAGTTTGACTAGAAGGCGTAGCTCTTTGAATATATGTCGTTGGTTGATGATTGGAAATAGCAACAGTAAAATCTCTACACTCAGAGATATCCACGATCTCAATGTAATTTACATTATCCTCCCTTGTAGAAGGTGTAAACAATGGATCGTAAACTATTGCCAACCTACCTCTATGCATTGCTGAAGCAACGATCTGGAACCTATATTTCAAGGTTCCAGTCCAATACTTAAACGGCATAGAAGCAACAGCTGTGGCTGGAAAGAAATAAGTATCATTTCCACCCACAGAGGTGAAATCCCATACGCATGGGTCCACCCTACAATTCCATAAATGCGTTTCAGGTGCAGTTCCTACATTCCAGGGAAAATTAACCCAGTAGGATTCACGAGATGCAACATATTTAATTGTAAGCTCGTCCGTGCTAGACAAACCAGAGATCCGAGGATCAATTGAAAGCTCTTGTTTCACATCAACAGTCAACTTCTTTGAGTTGTCTGCTAAATTTGTGTTACAAAGATCTCCAACTGGTTGAGGTCTGTACGGTTCCGGCGGTTTAGCAATAACCGGTCTTGAATAACCAAATATATTAGCAATATTACTAACTGCAGAAGCAGCTAATTGTGTTGCCAACGCAAAAGGTTTCAAAATTGGTATTGCACTGAGGGCACCAGCAGCTTTCGCTACTACAGCGGCAGGTTTAGAAATCATTCCTTCTGTTCCAGAATATTCATCCTTTTCCACACCACTTTGTGCCGACAAACCATTGGAATTGGCATGAGTAGGAGCAGCAAGCTGCACATCCTCAGCCCAAGCATAAGCTGTAATCGTCACAACGTCAGTACCACCGAGAATTCCATTTGCATGCTTAAGATCTGTTAAGGTACGCACGGTTATTAGACCCATGTCATCCCAATCTCCTTCCACTACATCGATATAATCTTTGTACCAGAAGAAAGGTAATGCCATATGACCACCCTGAGAGATGGTCGGGTCTAAAAACAATCGTGGCATTTGGGACATTTGAATATTGTCCTGCGGTACCAAAGCAGCATTAGCAGTCAATGTGTCGCTAACATGTAAAGGTTGATAGGCAGCCAACAATCTTCCAAAGAAGAAAGGGTTACCATTAACCAAAAACTTAACGTGTAACTTACATCTCAAAAGATTGTAATTTGTCACACGGTTAGCAACACGCGGATTCTCGAAAAATAGAGCCCATGGATTAAAGGTTTCATAAAAATTTGTTGATGGGGACCATTCTTGCTGAAAAACTTTCAGTGGACGACGGAAGAAATTTGCCAATGACGCATCATCTGTGTCATTGAACATTCTTACTTCGTCCATTTCTGAAGGTATATCAACTTCTGGTTCATTCATTGCATCCTTAAAATCAATGGTCTCTTGTGTCACTGTCATTCCCATGCCAGCGCCACTAGACGCTTGCCCAGAATGAGGCTCAAACATGCAAGAACAATAATCTTCTTGCAAACCGCATTCTGTACAATAGTCCAGTCCCAACCAAGGAATCACTTCCCCGGCACACTGAGGTTTTAACTTCGGTGCTTTAGGACAATTAAAAGAACTTTCGTTACGTTTACGTTGATCGCGAAGCTTCTTTAATTCTCTTCGTCGATTACGCATTGATATTTTAGTTTTAGTAAGTCAATATCACTGCATTCCCTAAGGTGACTCAGCCCAGGGAGTGAGGCAACGTTTTTGGGCGACAAACCCTCCGTAAAGACGGCTAAGTCTCACAATGCAAGCCTTTAGAGTATCAGGTGTATTACCCTTACCTGATTTACAAATGGTGTAAACTCTTATGGTATCCAATACATTGTGATAGATTTTGCTTTCATCCTGAAGCAGATCTATTAACTGCTCTTGCCATTTTAATGGGTTGGCAAAGGCCCAAATTAGGAGTTTATAGATCTCCAAAATCTTCGAGGACAGTGTCGTAGAGCTTGTAATCTTTCGAATACTTTTCATGCCATCTATCGACAATCTCCTCATAAGTTACATCCAATTGTGTGCAAAGTGGTTTGAGGCCAGATTTCTCTGCAACATTGGACATTTCTTTCCGTCGTTTCTCATAAACTTCACGTCCATGACTCGACCATTCACGAAGAGCAGTATCTATATTCTTGGCACATGCCAATTGTTCAGAGTCAACGCAACCTTTCGGTCGCAAGTAACAATGTAACATTTTGAATATAGATGATTCTTGAAGTGCACCAACCATACAATCCTTCTCAGGACAATACTTGTTGACGCGTTTCAAAAACTCAAAATCTTCAATTGGTAAAAAGTCACGAAGTTCACTTGTTTTGTCGGGCATCGTGTATGTTTGCCCATAACTTTTGAGAAATTCGGAAAGTCCCTTTATAGTGAAATCATTAAATCCTTCACGAACGGATCCGCCATTGTCGTCTCCATAAGTGATAAGAGATACAACTTCACGAAAGGGGGTTCTGCTGTCAAAATCTTTGGCTGGATACTTTGAGTAGAAGTAAGCTCTTTGGTTCAAACTTCCACAAATACCATTAATGACAACAGTAAGAGAGTTCCCAGAAATATGGGTACCCTCAGTGAGACCAATGAGGTCTCCATTGAAAGCAATAAGCGAGTACACAATGTCTCCAGCCATTGCTTCCATAATAGCTAAATCATCCTTTGAATAATCACACAATGATGCAAAATCAATCATGATACGTAAGGCAGCAATAATCAATTGCGAAGGTAATTTTTGATCATATTTTCCATAATCACCACCCAGCAATCTATGCTCACCAAATTTCGTAACATGATTGTACATCTCCTGCCACTCAGGTCCATGACAATTGATGCCTACAGCACATTCAGCATCCAAAGGATTCATTTGCATAACTCGCAAAATGGGTAAAAAGTACTTTCGAATGAGCCAAGTGAGAGCTATCGGATTCCCGTAGAAAATCCGACATTTCTCCTTAGCAAGAACTTCATCCTTCTTGCAAGCTTTGGCAATTGTAAACGCTCTTTCACCTCTTCGGTAACAATCCTCACATCGTTTGATCTCGACCATTATGACATCGTCAAGTTCACGATTATTGGGACGTTCCTCTGTAGGTTCAAGTTCAGTTACAAATCGCCGTTTTTCGCCCGTCAATGGATATCCAATCGAAGTATTCAATTTGATGGCATCCATAAACTTTTTCCCTGGAATTCCACACAAATTTTCATGATCTGTAAGTGGCTTAGAGTGCTTCCATAAATTCAATTTGAAAATTGGAATAAGTGCACTCTTATAGTCACGAACACACAGATCTAACAGCTCGTGTGAATAGGGAAGGGCAGGTACGGCCATGTTTTCCAAACATGTTTGCCATCCGTACCATTGTGGAAACATCTTAGGAGCTCTCCAAATATTTGGTTGACCAGTCACGTCCATGACATGTTCAGAAATCAAAGTAACTTTGACATCAGAACGAGACGTGGTCATACCAACACATGAACCATAATATTCAATTTGTGAATTTTCTGGCATGTAATTCAAAGGGCTCTTCGGATGTAATTCCTGACCAGTTAGAACAGTAACGCCAAGTATATGCGGTTCAAATTTCTCCGCTGTACCTGTCAATAATGTTCCTTCACACTTTCGCAAATTTTCACATGCATCACGTAGCATACTTTGTGTAATGACACCATAGCATCCCCTTGGAGTATTTTCTTTACCACCAAGATGCAATCCTGAAATGGAAGATCCACTACCATGGGATATCATAACGGCACCACACAAACCACGGAAAGTGTTGATGGATAAGTTTTTATACTCACCACCAACAAAATCGCAAACACCATTTGAAGTTAACTTTGGATCTGCCAATCCAACAGCTTCCTTCAAATTACCATCCTTAGCCCTCCACAACATCGTAAAATGATGTTCAGGCAAATTATCAAGTGGAAACCACTCAGTAAGGTCTTTGAAAGAACCTCCATTTGCTGAGTAGCACACCATCAAATCTGTGTTAGGAATATGGTAGCTGGATTTACGCGATAAGCGTGTGGCAAATTTGCCTCCAGCA